AAGAACTGTGCCGCGTGCGCCCTGATTTCTGGCGTCGTGATGGCGTCCTGGTGGACCTGAAGGCCACGCATGATGCCAGCCCTGAAGCGTTTGGCCGTTCGGTCAGCACGTTCCGTTATCACTTGCAGCATCCGTTCTATCTGGATGGCTGCGCTGCGGCCATTGATTACCTGCAGAAGAATAATGATGATGCGTTCCCCAGGGTGCTGCCGCAAAAGCCGCATGCGCTCGTGTTCATTGCGGTGGAAACGGACTTTCCCCACGCGGTGGGCGTCTATTCGCTCGACAAGTTAAGCGTGGACCTGGGCCGCGCTGAATACAAGCAGAACCTGAACACATACGCCAATTGCCGCCGCACTGGCAACTGGTATGGATACGGTGACATTGTGCAGCCGGTCAGCCTGCCGCAATACCACATTTCCAAAAAAGCCTATCTGATTGAACCCGCCTGAATTTAATTCACTTAAAGGAAAAACGAAAATGGCAGTAATCAATATTCGCCTGGCTGAACGCCAGGGTGCGCGCCTGGTGCTGGGCCTGGGCGGCTTGTCTGGCAGTGGCAAAACCAAAACCGCGCTGCTGCTGGCATGGGGCCTGGCTGGCTTTGACAGCACCAAGGTGGGTTTCCTCGATACGGAAAACCGCCGTGGCAGCCTGTATGCGGACGCGCTGAAGGATGAACAGGGCAAGGTTCATAAATTCTATATCGGTGACCTGGAACCGCCGTTCACGCCTGCGCGCTACACAGAAGCCATCCTGGAATTCCAAAAGCTTGGCGTGGAAGTCCTGGTGATTGACAGCGCCACGCATGAATATGAAGGCACTGGCGGTGTTCTGGAAATGTCGGACCCACTCCCAGGCAGCAATGCGCGCCGCGATAACTACGCCAAAGCAGAACACAAGAAGTTTATGAACGCGCTGCTGCAGTCCAATATGCACATCATTGCGTGCATCCGTGCGCGTGAAAAGGTGAAGCTGGAAAAGCAGGGCACAAAAACCGTCTATGTGCCGCAGGGCGTGCAGCCGATCTGTGAAAAGAATTTCATGTTTGAAATGACCTGCAGCCTGATGATGTGGAACGCAGGCAAGGAACAGGACATTCTGAAGTGCCCCGATGAATTGAAGGCCATCCTGGGCCGCCAGCAGGGATACATCACCGCGCAGGACGGGAAAGCACTGCGTGACTGGGTGCTGGGCGGTGCGCAGCTGGACACTGAAGTGGAACTGGCGCGCAGTCAGCTGAAAACCACCTGCGAACAGGGCACAGAAGTCCTGGCAGCCGCCTGGAAAAAACTGCCTGCCGCCGTGCGCAAGTCCATCAGCGCAGACGGAAAGTGCCCCGATGAATACAAGCGTGCGGCTGAAGAATATGACAGGCTGAAGCTGGCACCGCCTGATGAAGCGGTGGATGACCTGAACAAGCAGCTGCTGGGCGGTGCAGCCGGTGGCACGCCTGCAGAGGAAGGAACTGGAACCGATGGCCAAGCAGGCAGCTGATTTTTTCACCGCTGCTGAACTGGTCACGCGCTGGAAATCCAGGGTCACCAAACGGACCCTGGATAACTGGCGGTGCATGACGCCCAGGCGCGGCCCTGCCTTCACCAAAATAGGTGGCCGCGTGTTGTATCCCAGGGCAGCGGTGCTGGAATGGGAAAAGCAAAATCAAACCACACAAGGGGAATGAAGTGACAGAAACCACGAACACTGCGCCGGTCACTCTGCAGGCTGAAGGATATGAAAGCCTGGCGGATGTGCTGCAGCGCGCATTTAACCAGGCGGCCCACGGCAAGGGTGCTGTGCGCCACGCACGCGGTGAACCGTTTGACGCCCAGGTGATGCAGGACGGTGCGCGCCGTTTCGGTGTCGGCGGCCTGCTGTTCCAGGCGTTCAAGAAGTCTGAAGAATCGCAGCGCCTGCCGCATGATAAGGCTGTGTCTGAACTGCTGGGTGCCATCAATTACCTGGCCGGTGCCGTCATTGCGATGGAAAAGCAGATTCAGCCACTGAACGCGATTGCTGAAGCAACTGCGGACCAGCTGACCCACGTCGATACCCAGGGCCGCTGCGCATGCAAGATGCTGCCAGCCGGTGCGTGCGCCCACGGTGCAGGGTGCAATGATGGTTAGAAATCTCAAATTCCACGCCGAACGTCAGCCGTTCACTGGCGGCATGGCTCTGCATGTGGGCGCTGACCAGGATGGCAAGCTGTTTGTGGGCACGCCCCTGGTGATGCGTGACGCAGAACCTGGCATGGTCACCAGGCCGGTGATGACGTTGACGCAGACCGCAGCCCAGCAGCTGATGGATGAACTGTGGAACTGCGGCCTGCGTCCGTCTGAAGGCGCTGGCAGCGCAGGCCAGCTGGCCGCCACAGAACGCCACCTGGCTGACATGCGCACCCTTACCTTTGCCGCGCTCAAGGTGCCGCATGGGTGACTTGACGGACCAGGTGCAGGACCGTGACGCGCAGCAGCTGGCTGAAGCGTTGCAGGCGCAGCAGGTGAAGGCGTCACTGACGCCCAAACTGCAGCCCACAGGCGAGTGCAGGAACCCGCTGTGCTGTGAACCCCTGGAAGGTGACAGGCTGTTCTGCGGCCCTGCATGCGCCCAGGAACACGCCAGGCGCAACAAATAACCAAACAAGGCCACCAGGTGGTGGCCGCTTTTAAAAGGACAGCAGCACTATGGCATCAGTCAATAAAGTCATCATTGTGGGCAATCTTGGCCGCGATCCCGAAACCCGCTACATGCCGAACGGTGACGCGGTGACCAATATTGCCGTGGCCACCACGGAATCCTGGAAGGACAAGAACACTGGCGAAAAGAAGGAACTGACGGAATGGCACCGCATTACCTTCTATCGCAAGCTGGCGGAAATCGTTGGCCAGTATCTGAAAAAGGGCAGCCAGATTTATGTGGAAGGACGCCTGCAGACAAGGAAATGGACGGATAAGGATGGCGTGGAACGCTACACCACGGAAATCATTGCCGATTCCATGCAGATGCTGGGCGCACGTCGTGACGGCGGTGGCGGCAGCGATGATGACCACGGCAGCGGCAGCGCACCGCGCACAGGCGGGTCCACGCCTGGCCGCACCGCTGGCAGCGGACGCCCTGCGCCGAACTTCTCGGACATGGACGATGACATACCGTTCTGAGAAAAACCAGGACGGTGAACGGGAAATCCTGGCGCGGATTTCCCACGCCAGGAACCGCCTGCGCCTGGCAAAAACCCAGGAAAACCAGGACCACTGGAAGGACCAGCTGGCCGCCCTGGATGATGAACTGCATGAATTCAGGCTGGCCTGCGCCCTGGGCAGCCTGGAAGAATCAACAGCCGCGCAGCAGGGCACCTGCTGCACCACACTTGGAGATTGAACAGATGGGAAATGAAATCAAATTGGGTGACCTGGTGACACTCGCAATCAGCAAAGAAGCTGGCCGCATCATTGGCGTGGCTGAATACATTGACGGCGGCACGCAGTATCAGACGCACTTCCTGGCCGCGAACGGTTGCGCACAAACCCAGTGGTTCACGCGCAGCCAGCTGGTCCGCGCTGAATAACCTGAAATTGCTTCACCTGGCCCACTTCGGTGGGCTTTTCTTTTGGGCACTTGCGTTTAAACGCAGCAGCCGTTATGATGGCCACTCTGTTTAAACACACCAAGGGGAACAAAATGACAAAAACGAACCGTGAAACCTGGCTGAATGAACTGGCCGCCATGATGGCCCCGCGCTTCAAGGAAATGGGCTTTCCGGTGCCGCCGTTCCGCGTGGCGGTGGGCTTCACGTCCGCAGGCAAAACCGCAGCCGTGGCAGGCGAGTGCTGGCACAGCAGCCGCAGCGCAGATGGCGTTTTTGAAATCCTGCTTTCGCCGGTCATTGACGATTCCATGCTGATTGCAGGCACCCTGGCGCACGAACTGACCCACGCAGCGGTGGGCTTCCATCACAAGCATAAGGGTGACTTTGCCAAGGTGGTCCTGGCCCTTGGCCTGAACCGTCCGCTGACGGCCACCACGCCTGGCCCTAAGTTCATTGAATGGGCCACGCCCTTCCTGGAAAAGCTGGGACCCATCCCGCATGCAAAGCTATCCTGGAACAGCGTGCTGACGCCTGTGCCTGGCGCTGAAGGCGGTGAAGGCGGCGAAGATGACGGCCCTGGCGCTGGCAGCAGCAATGCGAAGAAAAAGCAAAGCACCAGGATGCTGAAGGCCACCTGCACGGCTGACGTGGATGGCCAGCCCTGCGGCTATACGGTGCGGCTGTCTAAGAAGTGGGCGCAGAAGCTGGGCGCGTGCTGCCCTGCCCACGGTGCGCTGGAAGTGGAAGGCGCTGACGGTGCGCCAGCGGATGATGAATCTGATTCAGATGACGAATAACCAGGATGAACCCGCCACCAGGCGGGTTTTTTATTCGTCCTGGTCATCCTGGTCATCAGCTGCGGCAGGCTTTTCCGCCTCCACCTGGCACTTGTAGCCATTGTCATCCAGGCTATGTTCCACGCGCTTCAGCAGCCATTCACCTGCCACGCCATCCCTGAAGCCTTCCAGCACCAGGCGGCCTTCCGCCACCAGGTCTGGCCTGCCTTCCATGACTGCGCTGAACGTCTGTTCACCGCGTTCACGCTTGTCCAGTTCAGCCTGGGCCGCTGCCCTGGCGCTGGCCGCGTCTGGATTGGCGTGCCGCAGGCGCTTGACAGGTTCACCCTTGCCCACCTTCACTTCCACGCTTTTGGCCTGCCTGGTGTCTCGATAGTGGGCCACCACGGTGCCTGGGCTTTCCTTGGATGACGCCCTGCAGGTCCAGGTGCCCACATCGGTGGGCCGCATGGTCACGGTGGGCAGGTCCTTGCCGCTGACGGTCTTGGATTCACCGCGCTTGGCCACCACCAGCTTGCCGC